TTCTCGTCTATCAGGAGTAGCAGATAATCCCGAGCAGAATCCATTCTATGGTTTCGATAAGAATGGGCAGGAGTTTAGTCAAAGACGGGAGTATGTAAATCCACAGGATATTACCAAGTCCAGGGACTCGGATCGCACAGCTAATCAGATTCGTAACGAATTAGAAAGTGGACAGAAACTCTTCATGCCGGCAGAGGATGTGATGACTGCGGTAAATGTACGAAATGAACTAAATAACAAATTTGCCGACCTTATTGTATCAGGTCAAAAATCTATTGAAACTAGAAGATCTCGTTCGCTTGATAATTTGATTGGGAATCGTGTAAAGATTGTACGCACAACTGGTAAAGGCGATGAAGCTAGAGTGATTGGAGAAGTCACAATTGGAGAACCTATCCAATACAAGACAAGAGCAGAATTTGCTAAAGACTATGATAAGCACTTAGTCGATGAAGACTCTGATTTTGCTTTTCAGGATGGAGGTAAATTCGGGTATCCGATGATTAATCCTAAGAGGTATGAGACACCATATCCAATGCCTAAAAGAAAAGGTATCGTTTACACAAAAGAGGTAGGCGGTCCAAACAAACTCTTCATGCCGGCCTCCGAGGCTGGTGCGGGGAAGCCCGGTAAAGGCGATACAACTCCGGCATCGATTCAATCATGGGACGATGCTAATCCTACATTCGGTGCAAATTTCAGCAAAGGTATGGCTAAGGATAACAAGGAGGCCGCCGCTTTACTTCGTAAATCATACGAAGATGAATTTGGTGAACCTATAAAGGCACAGGACTTTACCCAGGAACAAGTGGAGTGGTTGGGCGGTATGCTCGCACAAGAAGGGGAAGCCGCACTCGGTAGAACCGGCAATGCGGTAAACTGGTATACGAGTGCTGTTGAAAAAGCATTGTCTGTAGCGGAAGAGATCTTCCCTGAGATTGGTCAAAAGTTTGAGGCTAAGGATAGATTCCTGGGTGCATTATCGATCACTAGTCAGAACATGAGGGTGATGGATAATGCCAAGGCCGCAGTTTCGCAGTACGATCATAAGATCAGAACCGGTAAATTTAACTATAACATAAAGCATGGAGCAAAAGCCGATGCCATCACAAGCAATCTAAAACTCTACGATAAAGTGGAAGCTAAAATGGGTGTTGAGGAGCTTCATGCTTTTTTAGACCGCGATTTTACAGTTAAAAAATTAACAGAGTGGGGCAGAGACTTTTTCGGCGATAAGAAATTCTCAATCGCAGGCTATAGTACAGATAAAGTAAAAGGTTCAGCGATATTCGGTCCAAAGATCGGGCAGGGCTTTTTCCAAAACCTTAGAGGTAATTACGATCCCGTTACCGTGGACCTTTGGTTGCGTAGAACCTATGGGCGATTAACTGGTCTATCATTAGACACAGCACTTTCACCAGGTGATATCGGTAGAATTATATATGCTGTTCGTAATAACAAAGGTAAACGAAAGTTTGCAGGCCTTGAAATGCCTGAATTTTTAAGGGGTGTATCAATAAGCGGAAAACTTCAAAAGAATGGAGTGGCTAACTTTAAGATTTCAGACAAAGCATTTGATGCTTTATTTGGAGATAACACAATTGGTCGAGATAATTATGAGGCCATTTATGAATTTGCTGAAAAATTAAATCGTGAATGGGAAAGAAGTTTTGCCAAAGCTAATACCGATGTAAATAAAGCCAAAGATGCTATTAAGAAGGCAAAGAAGGAAAAGCGAGGTACTACTAACCTGGAGAAACAACTTGCAAAGTTTGAGGCTGAAAAGGTAGCAATCGGTAAAGAAAAACCACAATGGGCTAAAGCAGGTTCGACTGTTAATGATAAACTCAAGCCAATTGATGTTCCTTCCAATGCCGAGCGGGCTGTAATCACTAAAGCATTTAATGTCGCATTGAAGTCATTAAAAGATAAAGGCATCAACTTGACCCCGGCGGATCTTCAAGCTACACTATGGTATCCTGAAAAAGATATTTGGGCATACTTAAAAGGTGAAAATTCTGACGCTTTAAATATGTCCTACGATACAGCAATGGAGGTAATTCGTGACCAAAGATAAAAAGAAACCTGAAGTTTTTGATTTTGACCATGAAGATGGTATAGCATCGCAGATGACAGATAAACAGATAGAGGGTGCGGCATCTTCATTGAAAAAATTAATGGACAGAGAAATGCGAGAAGACCCTGAACTAAGGAAAAAGATTCAGGCTTTAAAAGCAGAACGGCTAGCTCGTAAATCCTAATTAGCGACTAATCGCTAAATAGCTTCCGCTAATATCGGACTAACATTCCGAAATATTCCGCGCAAACCCTTGCGTTAAACTATGTAGTTTTACGGAGTTTTCCGTAGGTAATTGTTGCTATATTGTAGAAAATCTCATAGATTTTAACGCAATCAGTAGCGATTATGAATAGAAAAAATAATAAACGAAATAAGTTAGCCTGCGTTTTATCCTATAAAGGACAGACCCGAAAATGTTTTGCACGAGATTGGGACCATTTAAAGCAACGAGGTTCTGAAGCTATTCGGAGAACCTGGTACTTATGGTGTAATGTTAATCTCGCAGATTTGCATTCAGTCAGTTCTAATGAATGGCATGGAATCGTTTATAGCGTCTGCGGGAAGTCGATCAATGTGCGGGTATATGACCGCGAGGACAGAGTTAAAGAGGCAGCCAAGCTGTTGGGTTCGATTGGTGGATCTTCAGGAACGGGTAAGAAAAAAGTTCGTGGAGATTCTAATTATTACCGAGTTCTCAGATATAAAGGGCTTGAGAAACAAAGAAAAAAACACGATAAATCCAATAATAAATAGGGGGATATGTATTTTTTTGAACTTTTTATCACATGAGTGTTGACAGGATAAGTTTTATGTTAATATTGCCAAATGTGATTCGTGATGGGATCGCATCTGATCTTTCAAAATTTAGCCATAAACTACCGGCGGGATTAAAAGTGTGTTCGCACAATATACATTATCGTCCTCACAGGACCTAAATAGTGAACAACTAATACAGTTTTTTTTCCTGCCGGTGAAACACTCACCGAATGGAAACAGAAAAACTACTAAAACAATATCACCCACTACTCCTTACTCGATCCGAGGTAAAGGAGATTTTTAGACTCACCGAGCGTCAGTTAATTGATTGGCGTAAAAAATATGGCTGGAGGAAGCTGGGCAATAAATTTATCCGCTCCGACATCGAGTGGACTTTGTCTCAGATTTTACAGGAGGCAAAAGCATGAAGCTGTCCATCGCCATCGATCCAGGCAAGAGTGGCGGGTACGCAATCGCTTGGGGAAGTTTGTCTAGAATTAATCTACATAATCTCGGGGAGGACTTTGAATTTGTAGAACATTTGCAGGACTTAAAAGACCATCCCGATGTGGACCGCATAGAGGCGTTCGTAGAACTCGTTCCACCGTTTGCGGGTAAGATGATCCCAAGCTCATCATCGTTCAAATTAGGTAAATCAGCCGGCTACCTGGAAGGTGTCCTTCGGGCATTGGAGATACCTTACACCCTTGTCCGCCCACAGGATTGGCAGAAGGGGCTGGGCGGGCTGAGTGGGCTGACATCGGGCAAACGGAAGAAGGTTCTAATGAACCATGCCAAGAGACTTTACCCAAGCGTAAAAGGGCTAACGCTCAAAACAGCGGATGCCTTACTGATTCTACACGATTCTATTAATCACTAAACCGAGAGGCCGACTCGTTAAAACAGGCAACCTAAACACATGGCAATCCTACAACAATCAACAAGCGGAGAGGGACCTATTACAGGCTGGCCTCTTGAACCTGCCCGCCCTGGTCAATACTTGGCGGTCTGTCTCGATGTAAAAGACAGCTTTGGTATTCAACGCCCAAAGTATGAAGATCCTAGTCAGATCGAGACTCTAGATGTCTGCCGATTTCTTTTCGGAACACAGGATGGACAAATGATTCAGACTGGTGAGATGAAAATCTCTGCCCACGAGAAAAGTAAGCTGACAGGCGTACTTACTAGCTGGCTCGGCTCTGCTCCAGGTGCTGGTTTCGATACTGAGTCACTTCGCGGTAGGGGTGCGATGATCAATATCGTAAACAAGGTAAGTGGCAAGGGTCGCACCTATGCAGACATCACCTCGGTGACTCCTGTGATGGCAGGCATGGAAGCACAGGTTCCACAGCCCTCGCAGTTTAACATTCCTGGCGGTGCTTCCGCGCCTGCGCCACAGACGACCACACAGGTAACCGTTGAACAGCCACAGATGGCACAGCCTACGACAGTTGCACAGCCTGCTCCTGTTGCTCAACCTCAACCCGCTCCTGTAGCACAGCCTGCACAGGCACAAATGTTTTCCGCTCCATCGGCCCCAGCGCCGTTCTGAGGAGCGACTACCACATCCACATCATGGCGGGTGGCCGATTTTTTGTTTCATCGGTCACCCGCTTATACCCCAAACAACTACTAATTATGAAATATTTTTTTAACCCATCTATATTATTGATTATCGGACTTCTTGGAGTGGTCGCCGATATGTTTTTCCAGCTATGAACGAGCCTACTATTCCGAAAATTAAGAAGGCTGTGGCGGAGGGATTTCAGGTATCTGTTAAGGACCTTAACGGCCGCAGGCGTAAGCAACCAATCGCAGTAGCGAGGCAGACAGTTTACTACTATGTAAGAAAACTGCTTCGGATGCCATACATGGAGATGGAAGCCAAGTTGGATCGAGATCACACAAACTTCATATATGCGGTCAAAGCTATTGAGGATCGTAGGGAGTATGATGTGCAGACTCGTGAAGTGATTGAAGGATTAGAAACCGAGTACCCCTGGCTAAAAGTATGAAATATTTAAAGCGAGCCTTTCATTTTGCATGGTTTCTATGCGTAGTAATTAAGGAGGGAATCAATGGCTATTTTAAGCGCTAAACCAAAGCGGGGTAGTGGTGGCCATTGGTACACCGCTACAGGAGAACCTCGCCACACCATGCCCTTGGCAAAAGGTGACGGGGAAAGAAATACTACCTTGAGGGATGCCAAGAAGCACAAGCTCTTTCCCAGCGTCACCGGTATACTTGGATTGTTTGCCAAGCCTGGGCTTGATCGCTGGAAACAGGATCAGCTTTTACGGATAGCTTACGACAACCCTCGTAAAATGGACGAAACTTTTGAACGATTTGCAGATAGGTGCTTGATTGAGCATGAGAAGCCTGTGGAAGAGGCGGCTGACTTTGGTACGAGAATACACGATGCAATCGAGAAGTATTTTGAGGGCTTTCCTGTGGATGATGATCTGCTTGAGTATGTACAGCCTGCATTCGATTGGAAGCAGGAGAATCAATTACGATTCATTGAGCGGGAGAAGATGATGGTCAATCTTGAGCATGGATTTGCGGGAACTGTGGATATCGTAGGAAAGGGACCCGAGGGGCAGAACTTCATAGTCGATTGGAAGACAAGGAAGACGAAGAAGGGGGTCAAGGTAACAAGTTACGATTTTCAGATTCATCAGATTGCGGCCTATGGGGCTACCTACTTTGGCGAGGATCGGATGATGAGCGAGGGAATCTACGGAGCAAATTGCTACCTGTCCTCAACGGAACCAGGTCGCTTTGAAGTTATCAGCTACAGCCCCGATGAACTTCGGGACGCATGGAAAGTATTTAAGGGAGTGTGTGAGATATGGCGGAGCCTGAAGAACTACGATCCGAGGGGATAAATAACACACAGGGTCCACGGAATTGGCGGGATGAAACCTTTTTCAAAAAAAGGAAAGTAGTCAATCCAATGCTGACTTATCAGGAGGCCAACGATGGATGGTATCGGGCATTTAATAAATGCCAGTTGGCTTATGATTTGAAGGGCAGGAAGTACAGAACGGATATCCCGAGGGTACTGCCCAACCCCGATGATTTGGACATAAGGCGGAAAAAAGGAGGCAGAGAAGATGGCGAAGTTTATTAGCTTATTTGCTGGGGTTGGTGGATTTGACCTCGGTATGGAACAGGCGGGGCATGAATGCGTTGCCCAAGTGGAATGGGATAAGAATGCGGCGGGTGTATTAAAGCACAGATGGCCGAATGTTCCCCTGTTCTGCGATGTATCAAAAGTAACAGCGGATGATCTGCCCGATGCGGATTTTATAACATACGGATTTCCATGCCAGGACTTGAGCGTGGCCGGTAAAAGAGAGGGATTAGATGGAAAACGATCAGGATTATTCTATGAAGCAACTAGACTTATTCGGGAACTGCGAACCCGAGGATGCAGGCTACGCTTTGCGGTGGCAGAAAATGTCGGTGGATTGTTCTCCGCAGATGATGGTGTCGCACTTGCAAGGTGCATCCGAGAGCTACTCGACAGCGGGGCTTGTGAAACAGGATGGCGCTTGGTCGACAGCCAGTATTTCGGTGTGGCCCAAAGACGGAAGCGCGTGTTCATTGTCTCAGATTTTGGAGGCGAATCCTGCGATGAAATACTCGCTATCACCGAAAGCCTGCCAGGGTATCCTGCGCCGAGCCGAAAAGCGGGGAAAGGAACTGCCGGAGATGCTGGAGCGGGCTTTACAGCGAGTAGCTTCGGAGGGTACGAGCAAGGATGCGGAACCCTGCGAAGCCAAGGCGGAGATTTAGGCGGAGGGAGTGAGACGCTTGCGGTAAATGCCGCATTCAGCGATGGAAGCCAAACAAGCTCAAGCCTGACCACCCGATGCCATGATCAGTTCATGCCCGACAAGGGCAACTTCTGTGCGGTGATACAGGCTCAATCCACAGGAAGTGATCCTGACCTAATGGCCACGCTATGTGCGAAGGATAATGATAAGATTGGATCGAACCAATGGGTGAAGGAGGGGAAGGCGATTATTGAAGGCGTAGATTGGTACAACAATGCAGTTACGGGTGATATAAATCATACCCTTAAAATAGGTGGAGATGTACCTGGTGTAATCGAGCAAAAAGAAACCTACTGCCTTCAAGGTGGTGGAGAGACTTCGCAGAGTTCGCAAGGTAGCGGAGTAAATAAGGATGTAGCTTTTACCCTTAATGGGTTGGATAAGCATGGGGTAGCTTACGAGCAAGAAGGTATCGCATTTGAGCCTCGAAGTGCAGACGGCGAACCTAGAATAACAGGTGATATTAAAGAGGTTGTCAGCCCTACCTTAAACTGCATGGGCGGAGGGCAGCGTGAACCTTCAGTCGTCTCATGGAACGGAGACACAACCCCCAAGGCTTCCGAGGATGTATCGGTAACTCTGCGTAGCCAGCAAGGCGGGGAAGGCGTGGGGGTGGCTCATGCTTTAACCGTCCGCCGACTCACTCCAATCGAATGCGAACGACTACAGGGATTCCCCGATAATTGGACATCGGAAAAGATGGAACTGATCCTTGAGGGGAACGAGTGGAAGGCTACCGGCAAGGTGGTCAAACAGGCAGATGGTCCACGCTATAAGGCGATGGGCAATGCCGTCACCGTCAATGTGGCTGAGTGGATAGGGAAACAGATTGGGAAGGTTTTAAACAAATGAACAACTTTAAGAGCTACTTTCCGATGGGCGGTAATACCGCGTCAGGAAAACAGAGACAGGACACCTCGGCGACACTCGGTCGGGAGAGTGGCTCTTTTCTTTTTTAACATATGAAAAAAATAACAGAATATAAAATGGGATTGGGATTACCCCGTGGATCAAAGGTAATCGTAAAGGCGGGAAATAGGCAGGCAGATATCAGATTGGTCGAGCTTGAGGATGGTGGACATAATTGGCGTTTGCAGATCGATAGGGATCTCCCCGAAACAGAATATCCAACCCTCGAAAATGCAATCCTATCGGCAGAAACTTTATTTCGGGAAGTGGTATGATTGTAGCATTCGACCTCGAAACCTACTGGACGAAGAAATACTCGGTGACCACTATCGGTCTCGACCGGTATGTGAAGCACCCCGACTTCAAGGTCACCCTGGTATCCATCGTAGCAGAGGATGGATTTGAATGGGTAGGCAAGCCACAGGATATGCCGGCAGACCGCCTAAACGGTCATACCCTAATCTCCCACAATGCCGAGTTTGATTCGGTCTGTGCGAGGGCGGCCATAACCAAGGGACAGATGCCCCAGTTTATGCCTGCGGATTGGATATGTACGGCAGACATGGCATCGTATCACCAGCTACCCCGACCACTCTCCTCGGTATATAAAGAACTATTTGATGAGGAATTATCGAAGGATGCCCGTGAACAGATGGCGGGATTATCCGTTGAAGATATTCAGGCGAACTCTAATTTTATCAATTACGCTTTAGAAGATAGTCGAGCCTGTCTCCGTGTATATCGGAAACTCGATGTCGGATTTTCAAGGAAAGAAAGAACACTTTCTGCCATCACTCGCCGAATCGCAAACAGGGGATTACCGATAGATGGTCCACTGTGCCAGCAGTTCATCGAGAAGATGGAAAAGGTATTAAATGATACCCCCCGCCAAACAACTCTATGGAGACAGGCAAACCTCGCCCATACCACTTTAGAGAAATTAATCATGGGTCAGCGGATGGACCGCCGAGTGCCTACCCGACTGAAATATTGTGGCGCTCCCCATACCAAAAGATGGAGCGGTGCTGGCCTGATAAACTTCCAGGCTATTCCTAACGATAAGGTGGAAGGGATATCGGTAAGAGAGTGTCTGAAGACACCGGCTGGGCGGGTACTCGTATCGGCAGACTTGTCGCAGATTGAACCGCGCGTAATTGCGTACCTCGTAGGCGATGCAGACTTTCTCGGCCTAGTCCGTGGAGGGATTGATATATACGAAGCACATGGCCGAGCGTCCAAGCTGTACAATGAGGATGAACCAATGGCCGAGCTTGCCCCTGAGATGAGAAAGCTTTGCAAGGCTAGACTGCTCGGGCTGGGCTATGGCTGTGGATGGCAGAAGTTTATCGAAGTAGCCAAAAGCTACGGGGTATCGATGACAGAAGCAGAGGCACAAAAACAGGTGCTTCTATACCGCGCACAGAATCCTGATGTCATGCTCTCTTGGTCCAAAATGGAAGACCAATTCCGTGAGTGGATGAAAGATACTCCCGAATGTATCACATTTACTACATTGTATGACAGCCCAGTCAGCTACTTCAATGCCCATGAGAAGGACGGGGATCTCTACACCTCAACCGTGCGAGGATATGAGCCGGTGAAAATCTATGGGGCTAGGCTGTTTCAAAATATGGTACAGGCAACCGCCAGGCAGATATTTGCAGACGCGCTTATGCGCATCGAAGATGCGGGTCTGCCGATATGCCTCCATGTCCATGACTCTGTAACGGTGGAAGTGGCAGAGAATGAAGGACAAGCGGCACTCGACCTTTTAATTCAACTACTAACGAAAGAACCCGATGTCATGCCAGGACTACCCTTGGCCGCAGAGGGTGAAATCAAAACACACTACTGATATGGGATGTCAAAAAGGAGCAGGATCTTTTAAGCGATGTGATGAGCCTTATCATTGGATAAGGATTACCAATCACCCATACGCATTAGCTAATGGCTATGGCGTATCATACAAGAAGCAATGCAAGTATTGTGGAGCGTGTGGGGTGATGGAAAGGGGAGAGCCTACCAATGGTTCTGAAGTGATAAATGAACAAGAGTCTCAAGCATATGAAGAGGATCGAAAATTACATATTCAGAATGAACGAATCCGGCAAATGCGTGAGGAGTCAGAGATAAAAGAACAACAGAGATTACAATACAAAGAAGAATATCACAGGTATTTACAGACTGATATTTGGAAGGCTAAACGAGAACTAATTTTAAAAAGAGATAATCATATCTGCCAGTCATGCTTAACTAAGCAAGCGACTGAGGTTCATCATTTAACTTACCAATCTTACGAAGAGCAACCTGGTAGCGAAAAAGGTTGGGAACTTATCTCGGTCTGCCGGGATTGTCACGAAAGGGAGCATATATGAAAAAACTAGTGGAATGGTTGGCGTATACGGGGTTCTTGCTCCTGGCAATAGGTGCATGGCTGTGGATAGTAACCGCATTTTTCTGTGCGATTATGGGAGGTTCGGGCATAATAGAATGAGGACATTACTTATAGGCCTATGCGGTCCAAAAGGTGTAGGGAAATCGACCTATGCACGATCATTGGGTGGAGTGACCCTGTCATTCGCCACCCCGATCAAGGAGATGCTCAAGGTAATATTACCCCATCCGATTTGGCTCGATAAAAAGGAAGAACCGATACCAGGATTCCCCGAGCATATTACTGTGCGCAAGATGCTACAGGAACTGGGGACCACATGGGGTAGGGAAGGGCCATCAGGGTATCCAAACATATGGGTAGATGCGGCCAAGCGGATGGCTGAGCCTTACCTCGGAAAACGCCTCGTTGTATTTGATGATATCCGATTCCCCAATGAGGCATGGGCGATCAAGCGATGGGCTGACCTGTACAAGATAGGGTACAAGATAATCCACATCTCTCGGGAAGGCCATCAAATCGATCCAAATGATTCCCATATCTCCGAGCATGGTATACCTGATCATTTTATAACCGAGTGGGTGACGGTGGATAATAATGCCAAGTAGACCATCCAACTCCATCCGCAAGATGGCAACTGATGCCCGTCTGCGGCAGATGCTCCGGGCATTACCCGAGGACCATAGAGGATTTACTCAGGATGAAATTGCCCGAAAGGCAGGAGTCGCAAAGCAGACGATTTCCAAGATCGAAAGAGGGGCAATGCTAAAGATTACCGAGCAGATCACCCGGTTACTGGCAGACGAATAATGGCCACCCTGAAAGGAGATTTACGCAGGTGTCTAGAAAACCTGCCAGGCGGACTTTTGTCTCATCACGATGTGATCCTAAAATTGTCCCTCGTAGTTACAAAGTATACACAGGACGAACAGACAGCCGTAAATATTATCGAGCGTCTGTTATCCGAGATATCCCATCGGCCAAACCAGCCACACGAGATACGCAACGCAGTACGAGGGGCATACATAAGGCATCACAATCCAAACCTGCCCAGCAATCCAATACAGGTAGTACCTCCCGATCCATCGCTAAAAGAAAACAACCTAGGCGAGCATGGGCTATTCGAGAAGTATGTCCTGCGCTCTGACCTCATTCCTCAGAATGCGGCCCAGGCGGTTGCCAAACTCTTCCGTCTTGACGAATCAATCTTTGTACAGAAAGCAGTAGCCGAGCGTGGAGCATTAATGGCTGTATCCGATTGGATAAACCAGCCCGACCTAGATGACTATCAATTCATCACTTATAACTGCTTTCCCGCTGATGCGACCAACCGGTCGGAGTCACAGGTGGAAGGGAGAAAGTATTTACTCCACGAGACAGACGATCCATCCCTCTCCTTCGAGCAACAGCTAGGCCTCATCAAACGCCTAGAAACCGAGGCCGAGCTAAAGATGATCGTAAACTCAGGAGGGAAGTCTCTACACGCTTGGTTCCATTGGACACCAGGCAATAAAGCATCGTTCCTCGAACTCTCCCAAAAGCTGGGCGGAGATCCACGATTCAAACTAATGAACCAGCTATGCCGGCTACCCTGGGGAACCCGTAGAAAGGAATGCGAACCATTCCCTGTCAGGCAGGAGGTAATCTTTTG